GCGAGGTATACGTGGGGGTTGACCTGTCTATGAGCAACGACAACTGCGCGGTGGCGATAGTGTCCGAAGAGGACGGAAGCATACTGGCTGATGTCACGGCATTTATTCCAGCCGACCGGGTGGACGAAAAAAGCGCAATCGAGGATGTTGACTATACAACGTTCATACGGGGCGGGAAGTGCGTTGCGTGCGGCGACAAGATCATCGATTATGCGGTTATTGAAGACTATGTGTTCGACTTGGAAGAAAAACGTGGCGTCGTTGTCGTCGGTATCGCATACGACCGATTCAACGCTATGTCGTCGGCGCAGAAGTGGGAGCGCGGACGCCCGGCGCAAAACGGGAAGCCGGAGCACGAGGGAATGGACACGGTGGTGGTGCGGCAACACTCAGACACACTGCACCCGCCCACAAAATTGCTTGCGGAGTGCGTGGCCAAAGGCAGATTCCAATATACCGAAAACAAGCTGATGGAGATCAATTTCGAAAACGCGCGCTGTACCTACGACACGAACCTAAACCGCTACGTGAACAAAAAACGATCCAACGGGAAGGTTGACGAGGCTGTAGCGATTATAAACGCTGTGTACTTGTTGCAACAAAAGGTTTTCTTTGGCGAAGAAGTCGATTGGGCAATACAAACGGGATAAGAAAATGGAGGCGTTGGTATGCGCGAACTACAAGCATTTAACTATCAGGGAAACGAAATCCGAGCCATTCAGCACGGCGGAGAAACATGGTGGGTGTTAAAGGACGTGTGCGAGGCGCTGGGGCTTAGAAACCCAACACAAGTAGCGCAACGCCTCGACGATGACGAGCGGGCTATGTTCGACATAGGGCGTCAAGGTGAATCAAACATAGTCAACGAAAGCGGCCTGTATAACGTGATTCTTCGATCTGATAAACCCGAAGCGAAATCCTTTAAGCGTTGGATAACACACGATGTACTGCCAGCGATCCGAAAACACGGGTTGTACGCAATGGATGAACTACTGGACAATCCCGACATTGCCATAGCTGCTTTGCAACGCTTGAAAGAAGAACGACTGCGAAACAAGGCACTCGAAACTGAAAACGCGCAGAAAACGCAAGTCATTGCCGAAATGCAGCCCAAGGTATCCTACTATGACTTGATCCTGCAAAGCAAGCAGACTGTTCCCTTAACGCTGATTGCGAAAGATTACGGCATGTCCGCCAAGACCATGAACAAAATATTGCACGAGCTAGGCGTACAATACAGCATGTGTGGAACATGGCTCCTGTATCAAAAACACGCTGAACAGGGCTATACGCAGTCCAGAACACATGTAATAGACGCGGAACGAACTCGGATGCACACCTATTGGACGCAAAAGGGGAGGCTGTTTCTATACGAACTCTTAAAGCGCGAGCGTGCAATTTTGCCGATCATCGAGCGGCAGGAAGGAGAGGGAAATGGGTTGGATTAAAGATTTAGTTGAGATTCGGAGCGTGCTTTCACAGGGCGACACGGGAAGCACGCTTTTGAACTCACTGCTCAAACGGGACATGCCCGTGACAGAGGATCAAGCCATGAACATTCCCACCGTGGCGGGGTGCGTGGAATTCATAGCTAACAACGTTGCGGCGCTACCCGTTCGACTATACAAACGCGAAAATGGAGAGGTGCACGAGATCACGGACGATCACAGAATCCACCTGCTGAACAATAATACTGGGGATGTGTTGTCTGGCTGGCAGTGGAAAAAGGCTATTACAAGGGATTACCTGTTACATGGGGCCGGATACGCCTACATGAAAAGAAAGAGCAATAAGGTGCAGAGCCTGCACTACGTCAAGTGTTCAAATGTTGCCGTAAATGTCGGGGCTGACCCGATCGAGAAGAACATCGATATACTTGTGAATGGTAAACGGTATCGCGAATTTGAGTTCCTAAAGGTCACGCGGAACACTGTAGACGGGGCGACGGGGCGGGGGGTTCTTGCGGAAAACGGGCAGATGCTCACGCTTGCGCGGGCCGCGCTACTCTTCGAAAAAGTATTAATGCAGACGGGTGGAAGTAAAAAGGGGTATCTTAGCGCAAAAAGCAAGCTTTCCGACGGTGCAATGGACGAACTCAAAGAGCAGTTCCGCGAAATGTACTCGAATGACGGTTCCGCCGTGATCGTACTCAACCACGGACTAGAGTTCAAAGAAGCATCCTCTACGGCGGTAGAATTGCAACTCAACGAAGCAAAAGAGGCCAACGGCATAGAGTTGTGCAGGATTTTCAATCTTTCGCCGTCGGTGCTGGCGGGAACGGCCAAAGATGATGAGCACATACAGGCGATCAAAACGGCGGTATTGCCCGTTGTGGATGCTTTTACAGGCGCGCTAAACAAAGACCTGCTTCTTGCTTCCGAATCAGGAAGCTATTTTTTCGCCTTCGACACGCGGAACTTGCTGAAAGGCGATGTGTTCAAACGGTTTCAGGCGTGGAAACTGGCGGTTGATGCCAACATCATGCAGATTGACGAAGCGCGCGAGGAAGAGAACTTGCCGCCACTGGGCTTAAAATTTGTGAAGCTGGGACTGTCAGACGTCCTCTTCAACCCGAAAGAGGGAACGGTATTCGTTCCCAACACGGGAATATCCAGCGAAATAGAGCAAAGGCCGGGAATAGCGCGGCCCACTGTGCCGCCAATGGAAGGAGGTGAGAAGGATGAAAATAGAGATTCGCAATGATTCCATGACCATTTCGGGGTACGTTGCGGCGGTTGAGCGGGACAGCCGCGTAATGAAGCCGCATCAAAGCCCAAGGGCCAAGACGTCCTTTGTGGAGCGTGTTAAGTCCGGCGCGTTTGCGCACGCGCTCCGCAGGGCAGAACGCGTGGAGCTTCGCTTTAACCACTCGCGCCAGATCGGAGACACAAAGACCAATCTGACGCTGGAGGAAGACGCAATCGGCCTAAAGGCGGAGGCGGTTATAACAGACCCGGAAGTGATCGAGGCAGCGCGCCGGGGAGAGCTGCGCGGTTGGTCGTACGGCTTCAAGAACCCAAAGGATGAATGGGAGCCGAGCGAACAAGAGGGCGTAGAGCGGCGCACGCTGGAAGAGCTTACGTTGCTGGAGGTATCGCTCTTGACGATCACGCCGGCATACATCGCAACAACGGTCGAAATGCGGGGAGACGAGGAAAGTGTCACAGAGCAGCGCGGCCAAGCGGATGAATCCACGGTTACGGAAATTAAGCCGACCGTGGATTTTTCTACACACGAACGCGAAATCGAACTGTACACCCGAAAATAAATCAGAGCAAAGACGCTCGAAAGGATGGGAACCATGTCTAAAATCAAGGAACTGACCGAAAAAAGGAACACCCTCGTTGAAGAGATGAAAAAAATCATCGACACGGCAAAGACTGAAACCCGTGCGCTCACCGAAGAAGAAAACGCACGCTTTCAGGCTGTCAAGGACGAAATCGACGCTACGGACATCACGCTGAAAGCGGCGGAGGAAGCACACAACTATGAAATGCGCGCAATGAATGACAAAGGCGAGGACAAGAACGCGGAAACCCGCGCGCTCGATGAAAGGTTCATGAATTACATTCGAGGCGAAACTCGCGCGTTGGACATCGGAGACAATGGCGGTGTTATTCCGGCCCATATCGCCAACCGCATCATTGAGACGGTGAAGGACATGTCGCCAATTTACAGCATGGTTACGGTGTTCATGGTTGGCGGCGACCTTGTGTTCCCCGTATGGCTGGACAGCCACGAAGACAGCGAAGGCGTTACGCGTAAAATCAACGCTGCATATGTAGGCGATATGGAAGAGCTTACCGATAGCGGTAGTAAATTCACCACGGTGAAGCTCGAAAACCACATCGTAGGCGTGTTGACGAAGATATCGAAATCCCTCATCAACCGCACTGACTTAGATGTGCTGTCTTTCTTGATTCGCAAAACCGCCGAATCGCTGGTGGAGTTCTTGGAGCGTGAACTTATCGTCGGAACCGAAGGGAAAATGCAAGGCGTGCTATCTGCCACAAAGCAGACGGAAGCTGCATCCGCCACGATGATCACGGCGGACAACCTCATTGACCTACAAATGTCCGTGCCGGAGGTTTTCCAGAGCAATTCAGCTTGGATCATGAATCGCGACACGCTCAAAGCAATCCGCAAGCTCAAGGATGGAAACGGGAACTTCCTGCTCAACAAAGACGCCACAACCGCATTCGGTTGGGAAATCCTCGGACGGCGTGTGCTGACAACCGATTCCATGCCGAAGGTAGGAGCGGGCGCAC